GAGACGATCATCGTCAGTTTTGGCGACGTTCGCTGACTTAGCCTTCTGGACGCCTTCCACAAAAGTGGACGTCGCACCAGTGGCAAACGACTGCAAAGCAGGGCGCGCCTCAATGGCGAAACGATCCGGCGCGAACTTGGTGTGGCGAATCTTGATCTCATGGAAATTCTCAACGCCCCATAAGTTGCGATTCATACATACGCCACGCAGGTACATGGCCGCCACGCCGGCGGTCTTACTGCCGGTCTCTGAATTCCACGCATAGAACCCGCGGAACATCAGATCAGGTTCGCCGTTAGCTAGCTTGCCGACTTCAATCGGATTCCGATCATCAACTAAGAACACAAAGATATCCCGATCACTGGCGAACAGCGTCGTGGTGTCTTTGGTGACTGGCACTTCAGGATCATAAACCGCCATGCCGTTGGAGCCATGACCCACCATCATTCCGGGTACTTTCCAACGCCCGCCGCTCGCATCAACCAAATCTTTGATGGGCTTCAGGATCTCATGATCGTAAATGCGGCCGTAGTCAGCACCAGTCGCCGCACGCAATTCGCCGTGATCGCCCTGACTGTACACCTTAACCAAGTCGCGAGACCGGTTATGTTGCAAGCCCCACTGCAAACAGTCCGCAACCATCGGGGCGGGCAAGTCTTTGAGATAACCGGCCGGCGCGCCCGCCAGTTGAGCTAACTGACCGAATGACCAGTTGGTTGGCATGTTCTCACCCTCGATCCCGTTTTCATCACGATACTCAATGAACACGTCACCCCTCGATGGATTGTCCGCATCAACAGTGCCGACGATATTCATCTTGTGAGTATCGACGATCCGAGACTTCATCTGACCGGCGTCGATCTTCTTGTGAGCCAACATGTCGTCGAGTGTAAGGAAGCGTTCATCTTCAGGGCGGTTGAACCAGTTAGATGAAACAGCAGAGTTGCCGATGCCATGTGCAAAGGCGTTGGTTTGATAGGTTGTCATAATAAATACTCCCGTAGTTATGACCGAGCAAAATTGCTCACTGGTGATATTCCTATAAAGCGCAACAACATGCAAGTAATTTTTTAGAAAATAAAAAGGCCGGTTAGGTTGCCCCAACCGGCCTCGGTTTAAAAGCCCAGTCGAATGTCGATTCCAACCGTGACACCAAACTTTGTGCCATACCGTTTGTTGACTTCATTCGCATGTTCCCGTGCTTCAGCGAAAGTGCTGAAGCGATCCCGTTTTTTAAACACTCCGGATCTGCCGTCAGCGTTGATGATTTTCATCGCCGCTTTGTAGTCCGCGTGGTCTTGGGGATCTCGCGTTGAATGTATCAAACAAAAATGTTCATCTGATTTCAAAACGTGAGATGGTGAAACACTGTCGAATTCCGACTTGCGTAGCTTGGTCATGATGACCTCCCGTAGTTGATTGTTAATAAACTTCCTCGGGGGCTTCCCGAGGTGACTGAGATTTCCCAGTCATGTGGCCATTATCGCATACCTGATTCGGGTTGTCAAGTTAATTTTTTAAAAAGTTATTGGGGGTTGGGTACAAAAAAGCCCCGACTGGCGGGGCTTAGTGGCTAGCGACGACGTTTAGGTTTCGGCCGCTGTTTTTTATGTGCCTTTTCCCAAGCGTCTTCACCATAAAAAAGCTTGGCTAGCCATTCAATCAAAAACATCAATCATTCTCCCCTTTGGCGTAGTCCATGATAAAGCCGAGTTTCTCGCATAATCCGATCACGTCCGCCGGCAATTCATATACGCCGTCATAGTCAACCAGAACGACGCCGTCAAACCACAGACCGCCGCTCCCCCCTTCATCACCTAACTCAGCGTGTTCAAAACCAATCGGTGTTCCCTTTTCATCAAGGTATACCGTCCAGTCTTTCCGAGTTATGTAGCGATTCAAAATGCTTTCAACGATTTTCATCCAATCCCGCCTCATTGATGTCCACGTTTTCGATCTTTACCCAAATACAACCGTCTTCATCAAAAACTTCAATCAATTCAGCGTCTAAATCGATTTCGGCTAAAGCGTCAAATATTTCTTCAATGGTCATTACAGAATCCTCCCGTCTTCAAGGAACAAGTGTTCATTCATAGACAAGAAATCCTCGAGACCTTCATCGGAATACCGAAACTCCCCGCAGTCGTGACAGACCTTGAGAACAACAGATTCAAGCTCGAGGTGTTGCGCGCTTTTGATCACACAATAATCAGACCACATGCCTGTCAAAGGACAATCGTCTGCATTGAGTTTGTTCAAGAGGGATTGATTGAAACCGCTAACGCGGATGAATTCGCCGCGGTCGGGGACACTTGAGATTGAATAATCCAACGTGCCATCAATGTGATCTGCCAAAGCCTTGAGCGACTGAACAATGTCTTCAAGGTCTACGTCCGCCAAATCGTGCCAGTTGTCCCGCACCCATTCAAAGACGGCTTCTTTGTTTGGGTGCGAGTCGATTGTGTAAGCCTTTAGTGTGAGTTGCATCACAGAAACTCCCAATCAATAGCCGAATCAATCACGTCCCAGTTGATGCCGTAATTAGCATCAAAGTCGTGACAGATTCTTTCCATAATTGATTCGATCTGATCCATAGTCAGATCAGAATGACCCATCGCTTCCGCCCGTTCGCGGATGTCGTCTGGATACCAAAGGTCTTCAATGACTAGCGTGCCATTGCGTTTAACTAATTTACTCATCGCCAATTCCTCCCGTAGTTGTTAGCGAATTTGCAGACTATGCGATTAACGCAAAGAAATCAACCCCCAAAGTTTTTTCCAGTCAACAGGAAACCCGCTACGGAATACCGGATCTACCTTGGTGATTCCCTCCATCTTCAGATCCAAAGCGTCTTTACCTTTGTAAAGCAGGACTTCCGGTTCTGAGTTCTTAGGCTGTCTTTTGATAAGCACCCAAGTAGAAGCATGACTATGAGTATTTAGAAAGGCAACTTGATGTGGCCGCAAGTCCACGGTATTTCCCCGAGTAACTTTCAGTTCAATTAAGTGGAAGCGGCCTTGATCGTCACAAACAAGAAGGTCGGGTATCCCTGCGGTCAGCCAAGTTTCCAACCGCGTCAGGATTATCTTTTGATCAAGCTTCTTCGTCCCTTCCCGAATCTGCTTGTAGAAGTTGCTTTCCGTCGTATTCGTCTTCTTCTTCGTAGCTTCCTCCCACGGGAGTGACATCGACGATGCTTGACTCATAACTCTTTCTCATTTCATCCAGTGCTTTCATGACTTCTTCTTTGCTCATTTGATCAATGGAGCCATGTCTAATTTCTGATTTATTTACATAGATATCGCCATGAGCTTGGCCTCTACGATATTCCGCTTGAACTGCCGCGGAGTAAGCCCCGTTCTGCAAAGCTTCATCTCGAATACGTTGAAGGTCTCGCAAATGCCGTTGAAAGTTCACGCCGTATTTAGCATCCAGTTCATCGCGATATTCTTTGATCGCCGCCACAACGTGAGGACAATATTGAGGATTAGTCATTTCATGCGCTCGAACATGTGCGCTTGCCGGTGGATAGCCGGCATTGATCGCCGCTTCACGCATGGTGATCTGGCCGTCATTGCTGACCAGTTCTTTCACAAACAGTTCTTGCTTCCGCGTGAGCTTTCTTTGTCTCAACTTATCCAGTTCAGCTTTATTCGCCACTGGATCTCTCTTAATTCTAGGCATTGCCCCTCCGAACAGTAAATAGTCGTATCAGAGTTAAAATATAGCCTTCTTTCTTATATAGATCAAAATTCAAAAGAAATATTTTTTTCATTTCCCCCCGCCTAACGCACTTTTGATTTATTGATTTCTTGGTTACATATTTGTAGTTACATGGTGTAACAGTTTATGTAACCACTGAAAGTCTTGCTATATAAGGGATAGAGCGGTTCGGTTACACGGTTACACCGGTTACGGCTATTTTTTGCAAATCTGGAACCTTCCTTTTTCTGAGCCATATAAGTAACGTGTAGTTTTTGTAACCAAAAACAAGAAAGCCCCGTGAGCCGTGGACTCCGAAGCTTTTCCCGTTGTTACACAATCTGTAAAAGTTACGTTTAAACCGTCTCTGACCGAAAGTTGAGGTCGATCCGGTCGCTAATTGTAGGATCAACCATGATCAGCGGATAGCTTTCCTCGGTCGTTAAGTCGTAGACATACACCGGCATGTCGTCGTCCACGACAGATGCCATTGCTTCTATCAGCTCTTGAACGGTTATTGGAGCTTGCATGGCTCCGAGACGTTCTTTCAATTCTGCAATTTCTTCCCGTAGGGCTTT